CTAGTGTGGAAACCGAAGTGGTTTCTGGTACGTCTGGCGACAGCGTGGGCATTGTGAGCTTTCTGCTTTACAAGGACTTGGTGGCGACGCCTACCGCGATCGCCGGAGCTAAGGCCAGCGTGGATTCGCAGGCGGCAGACCGGCCCACTAACGTCAGCATCACGGCCCTGGTGGATATCAACGCTGCCAACGCATCGCAATCAGCTGATTCGGGGGACGTGATGGTCTACGTGGACGCCACGGACGCCAGCGGCAATGACATCGTCATTAGCGAAGCCCAGTTCACGGCGTTGCTGGTGGATTAACCGCCGTTTCCTTGTCACCATTACCAGGGAAACCTGACGGAGTAATCATATGAGCGTAAATGGTGGAGTATACATCGCGGCGAATACGACCGCAGAGATAATTACTGCGACTGCTGCACTTTTCCCCATCACCTGGACGGCGCTGGGAAACAGGCACGGCGACGCAAGTATCACGGAAACTGGCGCAACTGGTAAGTTGACATGCCCACCTGGCCGTTATTTTGTTTCGTTTACTGCCAGTGTTGACGTGGATGATTCGACGACATCTATCAGCTTTCAGTTGTACAAAGACGCATCGGCGGTCACGGGCATGAAATGCACGAATTATTCCGTGGCGTCTGGTCGGCCTGCAAGCGTCAGCTTCCAGGGCTTTGTGGATGTTGCGTCAAGCGACACTGGAGCCCTACAAGTGTATGTCGTCCATAACGGATTAGGCACGGCCACCATCACGATTACGGAGGCTCAGTTTGTGGCATTGGCGGTGGACGGCTAGGTCTTCACCCTATGGTGCCGTGCAACCCAGGATACATTATGAGAGTCAAACGCAATGCCTGATACGCCACTTGACAACCTGCTCCAGTCCATTAAGACCCGATCCACCACGACTCGCTGGGGGATCGGGTTGGCGTCGCATTATCTGAAGTCGGTCGAGGGTTGCCTGTATGGTGACCTGTTTTCCTTGGAGGAATGGCGAAAAGCCGTCAAGGAAGCAGCCGGCCGGTTGACATACTGCGATGAATTGATGGGGGACACCAAGGACGTCACCGGCAGCATCAACGAAGGCACCGATCTTCCTGATGGATTCCGCATGTCGTTCGACTGCACGTTGACCAGCAAGCGACAGGACCGCGACGGCGACATTCTGGAGCCGGCCGGACTCAAGGTTGACAACCAGATGCCGCTCTTGTGGCAGCATTTGCCCATGCAACCGATCGGCAAGCACCTGGAATTGCTGGGCCAGAACGATGACCGTATTCGCGTGAAGTTCGGCATTGTGGACACCCCGTTGGGCCGTGATGCGGCGACGTTAACCAAGGCCGGCTGCCTGCGGATGAGCCACGGATTCAAGCCGTATGAATTCGAGCCCATCGAAGGCAAATCGGCCAACGAACCCCCGGCCGGGTGGCATGTCCACAAGGGCGAGATTCGCGAAGGCAGCCTGGTTTCGATCCCGTCGAACGTCGATGGCGTGGTGGAAGCCTACAGCGAAGGCAGCTTGACGACTCCGTTGGTCAAGTCGTGGGCGAAAAACTACTACGACGCTCGCCCTGTCCAGGTACCCGTCAACATCGACTTGTCCGTCAAGGTCAACGGCCAGGATTTGGCGGCCAAGGGCGACGCGGAGCCTGATACTAAGGCCACAACGGACGATCACGATAATCCGGCCGGCGAACTACCGGGTGCCGACGATACCGGCGGCCCTGCAAAAGCAACTGAGAACGTGGAGCCGGCGTCGGCACCCGATTTGGCAACGAAACTAGCTGGCATGGACGATCACCTGCCGGGTAGTTTTGAATGGATTCGCAATAAGTTACGGGATTCGGCGGCCGACTACTTGCGAGCAAAAGGCCACAAGGTCAGCACCGACAGTTGGACCGAGCTTGTCGCAACATTCAACGATGAAGCGGTGGTCTGCATCCATGAATACGGCAGCAAGGACTATCCGTGCTACCGTATGAACTGGGAGGTTTCCGATGATGAGCCGCAATGGACGGGGGACGTCGCGGAAGTCGAAATTCAGCCACAAGTCGTCGAGAAACTGTGCGCACCGCATGCGGATTTTTCTCCCGGCGAACAAATCATTCTCTGCACCAAGCAAATCTGCGGCGCTACCGCCCAAATGACCCCGGCTCAATCCCGGGTCGCGTTGGACGTCACGATTCGCGAATTGGGGGCCATGGCAGACATTGTGCGAGAAACAGAAACAGACAGCATGTGGGAGTAGCCTGCTGCGGTCCTTCCTTTCATTTTGAGGATACCCAATGGAAATTACCGAAGCTCTGCGAAAGTACGCAGTTGAGAACTTGAACGTGGCGGCCGATGCGGCGGATGACGATATTCGCAAGGCGGTCAGCGACGCGATCACCAAGGGCGATCTGGACCTGGACACGCTCAAGAAGCTGATGACCACCAAGGCGGCGGGTGCCGAGGCCCGGATTGCCGCGATGGTGGACGAGCAGGTCAAGAAGGCGTTTGATGCTAATCTCGGTCCGCTGAACGAAAAGCTGGACGCCTTGGGCAGCCTGTTGAAGCCGGCCGAAGGTGACGACAAGGCCGATGATCCGCCCGCTGACACCAAGGCCGACGACACCCCGGCAGATGACACCCCGCCGCTGGCAACCAAGAATGGTGCCCCGAATCCGGCCGACACAATGACTAAGGCCGGCACGGCTGGTATTGATGGTGCCGGTGCGGCTGACGGCTATAACATCCGCGTCAAGTCGGTGGTCGAGCAGTTCGACGACACGCGAACGGCGGCCACGTGGGCCAAGTCGAGCAAGGAGCATCTCCGCAACACGATGGGTGATCAGCAGCTCAAGACGGCGACCGAAGGGCCTGGTGCCCGTCCGATCAACATGCCGACCGAGCGCAGCCAGGCGATTACCGGTGCGTGGTTTCGCAAGATGGTGGCGGCGGCGTTTCGGCGATTACCGGTGCGTGGTTTCGCAAGATGGTGGCGGCGGCGTTTCGGCGTTCGGGCCGACCGGTTCCGCATTCCTATCGGATGCGAGACATCGACAAGAAGCTCTGTGATTATGCCGTTCACGAATGCAAGTTCGTGGGGCCGCTCGACTGGAATGACAGCCTGGACGACGCCCGCCAGTGGCTTGATCCCTATGGGCAAAAGCTCAGTGACATTCAGCGAAAGGCGTTGCTGGATGATGCCACTACCACAGGTTCGGGCGGCTTGGAAGCGGTGCCGATTGAGTTCGACGACGCGGCCGTTCTGACGCCCCTGCTCCATGGCGAGCTGTACCCCTACGTCAGCATCCGGAACGCCACGCGGCGTCGAATCGAGGGGTTCAGTGTCGGCAATCCGACCCTGTCGTGGGGTGTTGCCGAGGGCTCGCAAATCTCGCTGTTTGACACGGATGATCTGATCGCGGCATTGGATACCACGATCTTCCCGTTGACCGGGGCCATCGAAATCGGGCTGGACTTTGAGGCCGATTCGCCGGTGGGTGTGGGCAACATCCTGGTCAACAACTACGGCCAGCGGTTCCAGGCCGAGATGGACAACGTCATCGCGACCGGTAGCGGTACGGCCCGCCCGACCGGATTGCTGAACACCTCGGGTGTTTCGGCGATTACGCCAGAAGGTACCGCAGGTGCCGCCCAGACAGTGGGTGATTATGAAGCCCTGCTGTTTGGCGTGGCCAAGCAGTACCGGGCGGAAGCCCGGCGGGCAGGTGGTCGGACCTGTTTCATCGGCACGGAAACCAGCTATCAGCGGGCCCGGTCGATCGACGTCAGCGAGACGGACGCCCGCCGCGTCTTCGGCATGGAAACCAACACGCACGAGGATTATGCGATCCTGGGTCATCGCTACGCGATCAACGAATCGCTGAGCAATGCCGAAATCCTCTTCTGCTGCCTGAACCGTTACCGGCTCTATCGCCGGCAGGGGTTGGAAGTGCGAGTGGTCACCGAGGACAAGGAACTGGCCCGCAAGAATCAGCAAATGATTCTGGTGCGTGCCCGCTTCGGTGGACAGAATGAGCTAAGCGGCTCGATGAGCAAGATTACGGCGGGACAAGCATAGCCCCGCATGCGATATGGCGGGCCCCGGAATTTCAATCGTTCCGGGGCCCGCATTTTTCTTTTCTCTGAACCTGGAGGCATTACACGGTGGCTGAAACAATTATCGAAATCGCTGGACCCCACAACGAGCATGCCCTTTTCGGCCCGCTCGGTGAACGGCTTCGTGGTCGGTGGAATGCTCACGCATTATCGGGGCGCAGTGCTCACGAGTCCCTTGCGGCGCTGCACGCCGCGTTGCCGGAAGGATACATCCCCGGCATCTGCCTGGCGATCGATCCTGCGAAACAGACTGGTCGACGCTTTGATCCGCTCAAGGAAACCGACGAGGGACGAGCGATTTGGCAGGCGATCGAGCCCGTTTTGCAGCAGTATGCTGAATTTTTGAAGGGTGGCCAGCCATGGGACGAAACGGTGGTTCGCGACCTGTCTCCTGATGCACTGAAAACATGGGTCTACGACATGCGCAATCTGATCGACTGCGGCTTGGCCCGGCACATCTCGGGGCCGGAACTGCCGTCACTGGAGAAGATTCGCGAGTTTGTCGGTGCCCGCAAATTGCACAACTGGATCGGTCCTCGTTCCCGAACGGCAGACATTGTTGAAGAGGCGGGTGGACCGATCAAGCAGCCGGAACGTGACGCATCCGCAGCAGGAGTGTGAAGCCACGAGTGACGTTGCAGCCGTAGCCCCCGGCTGTCAGAGGCGGTTAGCCCTGCCCGGGCAATCCCGGGCAGGGCGACTGTAAAACACAATCTGGTAGACGATGGTGGTAGTTGTGAGGACAGCGGATCGGATCACGAAGGTGCAAGAGATGCACGGGCCACGGCCGTGTGAACATTGTGGTGGCAGTGGAGTCGTGGCATTTGTTTCCAAATCGGGTGAGCAAGAATGTCCGTGTCCCGTTTGCCGTGGCTGTAAGCGCGACGGCGTAATTACGAAATAGTCAAACCGTTTCTTTTCCCAAAGGGGTGAATGATGAGTGTTGCGTTGAATTTGAGTGTTTCTAATCAGGTTTTGTATGAGCAGATCAGGGAGCAGGTGTTTTTTGTATGGCAGGTCGCCAAGTCGCGGCTTTCAGATGGTGTGACCATCTCTGATATTTGGGGAATTGTGCAGGTCGTCGCCGTTAGTGTCATCGAAATCGTGGAGCCCATCGTGGCGTCCGAGGACGACAAAAAGATGTTGTTGCTGGACATCGTAGACGAGTTCTACATACGTGAAATCAAGCCGCTCGATCTTCCGTGGGTGCCAAACGCGATTGAAGACTTCGTGGACCGCACGATCGGTGAGGCCATCCGGCCGACCGTGTCGTGGTTGTTCGATCGGGTATTTGCAAAATAGCAGTCGGTGGGGCCGGTTGCTCGTCCCGACGTCAACAGCGTGAAGCCCCCGAACCACAAAGCAAGGAAAACAGATTATGAGTGACGAAACAGTAGGAGAGCCCCAAGGATTCCGCAAAGGGTTATCCCGGCGACAGCGCCGTGAAATGGGGCTGACTTTTCTCAATATTCGGAGAATCGCAAAGGCTGGGATTGACTCTGGCGAATTGACGAAAGACACGGACTTGGCGGTTGCCTCGGCGTTCGTGATCGACAAACTGGTGGGAGAAAACCCGCAAGCGTTCGGAGACCCCTCCGTCGACTGGGACGCGATTCTGGCGTTTGTGGAGGCTATTCTTGAAATCGTGATGAAGTTCATCTTGATGTTTTGATTACGCCCCCACGCCGTACAGGAGCGCAGCCGCGAGGTGGGCCGGCGGATTGTCACCGGGCCGGCGAATAGTCGCCGGGGCGGCGGCGGCGGATTGTCACCGGGCTGACTACAAAGGAGTAAAAAGGAGCAAAAAGCATGTCAAGAACCGCTTTCCGCTTTCTGTTGTCCGCTCTGCTTTGCCTCATGGCTGCGACGGCTTACGGGCAGGCAACAATCGTTGGCCCCGTCGAGGTGGTGGCTGGCGAGCCTGTCTGGTATGAGTTTCAGGATGTCCCGGAGGGCGCTGTGGCGAAGTTTTTCCCCACGTCCCGCGTAACCGCTGGCCCACCCAGAATCCATGACGGTCACGCGATGTTTCGGGCCTTGAAGCCTGGCGAGTACGAAATTCTCGGGATGTTGATCAAGTGGGACGAAAAATTTTTCCAACCCATTAGCTTGACGGTAACCGTGATCGGCGAGGGCCACCCGCCCCCACCTCCGCCTCCACCGCCGGTGCCCGGAAAGCTGGCGGTGGTAGTGATCGAGGAATCGACAGAGAGGACGCCCTCTCAGGCGACGACGCTTCTGGCGCTTCGCAAGCATCTGGAGAAGGAAGGGATTTGGTACAGGATAGTCGACGACGACCTGAAGGACAGCCAGACGGGGAAGACGCCGACGTGGCTGGTCCCGTATCTGGAAACAGCCGAGGGCAAACAGCTCCCCCTGCTCGCCGTTGGCTCCTTGACTTCAGACGGACACGCAGTGGTGGCCGTTGAGAAGATGCCGGCAACTGCTCGTGAGGCGGTCGAATTCGTGGAGGGGCACCGATGAGCACGTTTGACTATAGGCACGACTGGCAGTCATACGACGGCCCTGACGGGACGAAACCGGGGTGCTTGCCCCGTGAGTCGAAACCCGGCGACTTGTGCCCGCTGGCATCGGAGCGGATCACAGTCATCCCCCGCCGTGAGTGGAGTGATCTGATCGAGCAACGCGAACAAGAGGGCGTCACGGCTCGCATTCTGGTGGATGACGTGCTGTCGCAGGACGGCGTCGGATCCTGTGCGTCCGAAAAGACCGCTGGCATTGAGATGGCCACTCGTGCGCTGGCGGGCATGGAACATGTTTTGTTGAACCCATGGAGTCTCTACGCATGGACTTCGGGAGGCCGAGACGGCGGCAGTTCGGTCGACAGCAACATGCAACGGGCTCGCGACGTCGGCATCATGCCGATGGAAATCTGGCCCCGGTCGAAGGGTTGGCGAGCCAAACCGTCGCAAGACTTGCTTGACGAGTACGCATCGAAGTACCGAATCGACGAATTCTACGACATCCAGACTCGCGACGAATTCGCCAGTGCTCTTCTACAGGGCTTTCTTGTCGGCTATGGACGGCGTGGGCACGCGATTGCCGGAGTGGAAATGCTGGACGAGGATCGGTTTCTCTACCTGAACTCCTGGGGGGACTGGGGTGACGGCGGATTTGGTGTGGACCGACTCAGCCGAGACATCAATTTTGGATACGGTGCGTTTGCCGTCAGGACGGCCGTGGGAGATGGCACGACGCGACAGGGAATGTCGGAGATGCCGCGATGTGAGGTCAACGAGTGGAAGGAAGATAACCATTAGGAGCAAAGGAGCCTGATAATGCCCGGACGATTGCGAAGAATGATGACCAAAGCCAACGCCAAAATGGACCAAGCCGGAAAGGCAATGACCAAGGCGGACGCCAAGATGGACCAAGCCGGCAAGCTGATGACCAAAGTGGAGGCCTTGCTGGACGCCTTCATGGAAGAGTTCACGGAAGAGACACTCGGGGAGTTGGACGACCTTCTAGACGACGCCGGACACACGCTCGGCTTGGTGCGAGCCCTGACCGGAGGCCTGACGCCGGAACACGTTGTGAAGTTCAAGGCGGCCTTCCAGGAACTGGTTGACGCGGTCAAGGAGTTCCTGGACCGAAACGACGATGGGAAAATCAACATTGATGATTTTCCGAAACTCAAGCGGCTGAAGACACTCGTGGACTTGATTCGCTCGATCATCCCGGGGGAATGACGTCCCCGTTGATCGCCTCTGGCGACCTGAAGCGGCTCGGGCGGCCGGCGAGCATTTAGCTACAATTCGCAAGATTATCACCCGGAGATAGCCTCCCATGCTTTTTGCTGCTGACGACATGATGATTGACCACCTAATGCAACCCGTGGCTCGATACGGATTCGCCGGCATGACGGTGGTGTTATTGGCGTTCTTGTTTGTCTTTGTCTGGTGGGTAGTGAAACAGTTGGTCAGCGTGGTCCGTGCAAACACGCGGGTGATTGAAGCCAACACTCAGACTATTAGCCGCGTCAACGATACCGTCTTGCAGCACGAGGAACGGGCGGCGAAACGTGACGAGAAGACCCGTGCGACTTTGCATGTGATTGAAACCAAACTAGCTACTTGTCTTGCAAGGGGAGGGCCATGATGGCGAAGTTTTTCCGCGTTGTTTTGATGCTTATATTGGTCGTGTTGTGCAGCACGGCCATGGCTGCCAACATCCGCGATTACGCCGATGATTCGAGTGATTGGGGGCCGGCAATTCAACGTGCCATTGATAATCTCGTGGACGATGACGGGAAATGGCCGGATATGTCTGGTGGAATTATTGAATTTCCCCGGGGACGATACCCCGTGAAAACGCCAATTATTGTGCGGTGTCCCAATGTCGCATTGCGGGGATGCGGAGGCCCGAAGACTTACGCTTGCACCATCGAGTGGCAGGGGGAAAATCCCAATGATGCTCTCTTTACGATGGTATCGAAGGACAAGCCGGCTACGGAACGGTCTTATGGGTTCAAGGCACGGGGTATTTACTTCCACGCCAAGAAAAGCGGAACGGCGTTTCGGTTTTCTCCGCCGGATCAGTATTTGCGGCCGTTCAAGTTTGCAGACTGTGCGATCAAGTATTTCGCCAAAGCATTCGAGTTTCAGAACGCGCCCGGCGGCAGTTCTACTTACGGTGGATTGGCCGTGCTTGATTCTGAGTTGATGTACAACGGCCAGGTGATTGACGCAACCAGTGGACGACTGAACGAATTCCAGTTTCAGCGGTGTTTGATCGAGAAAAACGGCCTGCAATCAGAGGGATGGGAGCCGCAGTATGCGATCGATCTAAAAGGTGGTTCCAACGGGGCTTTTTACGGTTGCGTCTTGGAGGCCCAGCCTCTTGTCATACGGGTGCGCCAGTATTATGGGTTTAGGCTGGAGGGTTGCCGGTTCGAGCGCAACTTAACTCTGGCCACCGACCAACCTCCCTGCTTGTTTGAGGACTGCAACGGGGTTTACGTCCAGTGCATGAATCGTTTGCTTAGTGGTGGAACCGGTCCCGATAAACCACCGATCGTGGAATTGCGACGGTGTCGTGATTATCGTGTCGAGCCGATGGCGGGAGCAGTGACAATTAGCCGGGAATGGGAGAACTAGGGATGGCCAACGAAGTCTTAGTCAAACAAGGTACTGACATTGTTTGGAAAAATTCCGGCGGTGACTACGCGATAACGCTCGCCAGCCTAGCAGACGATGCCGGACGATGTGGAGTTAAGGCAGATTTGGGTTCCACGTTTGCGCCTCGCTATGCCGTGACGGCTGAGTTCAATCTTGATGTCGCTCCTACGGCTGGTACAGTCATTGAAATCTGGTGGGCTGCGTCCCACGACGACACTACGTTCCCGGGTGGAGCCACTGGCACCGACGCGGCCTACAAGGCAGGCGAAGAAGACGAGTGGAAAAAACAACTTCTACGGGTTGGTTCGGTAGTATGTACCAACGATGCCGATGCGGTCGTGCAGACGCAGACCTTTATATTCTCGCCCCCGACCCGATACGGCTGTCCGGTTGTGATCAATAAGGCTGGGCAAGCGTTTGAAGGCGATGAAGACAGTCATCAGCTTACGTTGACACCGTTGATTGACGAAGTGCAGGATTGATTACTCCAGGCGTCACGCAACCGAATTACGCCCAAGGGTACGCTCCGGCTACTGGCCGCCCCGCGCATCCGAGTTTGTGGGAAGGTCTGGTTGGTGCGTGGTTCCCTGCGCTGGGCCCCACAGGCGGCATCCTGTACGATATATCCGGTGAGGGTCGAGATGGCACGATTACGGGGACGACATGGCTGACTGAAGGACTCTATTTCGACGGCACGGCGAGCGACTACGCGAACATTCCACTAACGCTGTCTGACGTCACCAACATGGGCATGACCGTGGCGTTCGTTGGCACATTCAACAATGAGTCGGCGTGGAAGACGTACTGGGGGTGGTTCGTCGACGACGATAATTGCATCGAGTGCATCGGAACGGGTTCTGCGATGTGGCTTCGCGGTGAAGTGGGGGCCGTGCGGCCTCTCGATCTGCGAGGGATCGGCTATCCGCGCGTCGGTATTTTCACGTTCGATTCGGTCACTGGCACGCCCAACGGAACGGGGAGTCTGTATTTCGACGGCGTCCTGCAAGACGCGGACGCTGGTAGTGCCGTGGACTTCACCACGGTGAGCCAGTCGCTCTATCTCGGTACTGACGTGACGACGGGTGACAACCAGATTTGCACCATCGAGTCATTTGCGATCTGGAATCGAGTGCTCTCGGCGGCGGAAATTCAGTTGTACTCGGACGATCCGTTGGCGCTGGTGAGGGTGGCACGGCGGACGCCAAAATACTTATTTCAAGAAGAGTCGTCCAGTTCGACGAGTTCGACGAGTAGCGCTAGCAGCACGTCGTCAACCAGTAGTGTATCATCGACCAGTAGTACCTCCAGCTTTAGCAGCACGTCAAGTGTCAGCAGTACATCATCGACAAGTAGTGCATCTAGCACCAGCAGCACATCCAGCACCAGTAGTACGTCTAGTGCAAGCAGTACGTCATCGACCAGCAGTGCGTCCAGTACGAGTAGCACGTCATCAACCAGTAGTTCGTCCAGTACGTCGTCTAGCAGCACATCGTCAACAAGTAGTGCATCGTCCACTAGCAGCACGTCTAGCACGTCGTCGAGCAGTACGTCATCAACGAGCAGTACATCTAGTACATCATCTTCGAGTAGTTCGTCCACCAGTAGTTCGTCCACTAGCAGTTCGTCATCCAGTAGTACATCATCTACGTCAAGCACCAGCAGTGCGTCTAGCACCAGCTCATCATCAGTGTTGCAGGGGTTGGGATTGTATCCTGGAGATGCGACTTGGTCTATTAGCGGTGTAAGTCGGGCGGTGTGGTCGCGGTAGCGACAAACAATCAGTTTAGAGCCACGGAATAACATGGCAGACCTTGCAGTAGTAGCCAGTGCGTCGAGCGTGTCACCGGAGGTGGATGATTCTGTCACCTTCACCTGCACGCCATCTGGAGGAACTGCGCCATACACGTATTCGTGGAAGTTTGACGACATTGAAACGTACAAGAATCCGACGACGACGCAGAACCCATCGCACACGTTTGAATATCCTGGAATACATTACGTCACCGTGACTGTGACGGACGATGCAGGAGATTCGGAAAAAGTGGTCTTGATCGTGGACGTGGCCATTCACTCGTCCATGCCCACCGTGGATGCAGTCACGGACATCGGCCTCGACAACACGGGCAACACGAACTGCCAAGCGACGTTAAAGCAATATCTTCGGGACAATTACAACGATACGACGGGAATGAAGATTGAGTTCCCGTCGGGAACATATCTGTGGGAAGATTCCTTTGAGTCAAACACGACGCTTGTCGTTGATTTCGACGCTCACAACTTCGGCGGTGACCCCAAGATCACCAAACTAGCTTTCGTGGGGACGGGGGCCACGCAACCTCGGTTTATCTTCAGCGACGACAGTGCAGCGGGTGGAGAACATTGCTTCTTCGCGATTCATGGCGGTGTGGCCCCAGACTTTGACACGTATCTGCTTGTTCGCAATCTCCAGATCGAGATGGAAAACGATCCGGATACCTACGTGAACAACCCCCAGTTCACCGTCGGAGGCGACACCTACGCTCAGCGGATGCACGAGGTCATTGAAGATTGCACGCTGAAGAACTTCGGAAAGATCGGAGACTGCGCGAGGACGATCCACCGAAGAAATACGATCACGGGATGTGGCAACTACAATGCAGGTGCCGGGTCGACAACGATGATCCGATACATCCAACATGGGTTATCGCTGCGAAACTATATCGCCGCTGGCGACGACGGGCATAGCCATGTGTGGTATTGCAGCGGCGTCAACGACGTCTACATCGTGGACAACTACGCCGACTGCACCAACGCAGCGTATGGAAAACTTGGCGCTCAACTCAAGGGGGCGATGTCCGCCACGAAGGTCCAGGGAAACATCATCAGGAACCTGCAAGGGGCAGCGGTAATCCTGGGTGCGTACGACGCTCAGGCCGCAAGTACGGACATATCAAACAACAGGTTTCTTGACGCTCCACGAGGGATTCAGCACTATTCTAGCTCTGCCGGAATCACGATCACTGATAATTTCTTCAGTGAGATTGACGAATATCTCATGTACGCGGGGCACAACCAGCCTGCCGGCGAAGCCGTTCTGGACGTGTCTTTCACGGACAATATCGCTGGCTATGACGCTCCTGGTGGTGCATATGGAAACATCCGTAACGAATTCGACGAGCACGGCATTGAACTGACCTATGAAGTCACGGAAACGAACACGACCGACAATGAAGTGCGGTTCTTGTCGACTGATCCGGATGGTTGGACTGATGTAAACGGATATTTGGACCCAGGAGCCTACGAATACATACCGCCGACGATCGGTTCGTTTGCGATAAATAACGGAGATGCCACCACCACATCACAGTCTGTAACATTAAACATCAGCGTGACCGATGCCGGCTCTGGTATGGGATCATCCGCTCGGTTCCCGTTCCAGAACGGGGCGCTGATGCAGTTTTCTAATGATGGTAGTACGTGGTCCCAGGTTGAGCCTTACGCGACTACGCACTCATGGACTTTGACGGCAGACCTAGGTGTGAAAACGGTCTACGCTCGATTCCGAGATGTTGACGGCAATTGGACGAGCGTGACGAGCGACACTATTGAGTTAGAGGAAGAAAGTAGTTCTTCGCCTGACGCTAGCCAGTCATCTACCAGTAGTGAATCGAGCACGAGCAGCAGCAGCAGTAGCACCAGTAGCACGAGCAGCAATAGTAGTAGTAGTCAAAGCAGCAGTAGTAGCGGAAGCAGCAGCAGCAGCGATAGTAGTAGTAGCAGTGAATCGTCCAGTAGTTCAGCATCATCGTCCAGTAGCAGCGAATCTCTCACTAGCAGCAGTTCGAGCAGCGTATCGTCATCGTCCAGCAGTTCATCCGTCACCAGCAGCAGTAGCAGTAGTAGCAGTATTATTGCCACCAGGATGCGGGTGGGGCGTGCCGTGTGGACCCGCAAGGGGGTGAATACCTAGATGTTTCAAATCCACGCCTACAAGAACCGCGTTATCGATTACGACGTCAACCTATTTGAAAAGGACGGCACTACGGAGGTGACGCTCTTGTCGGATGACGTCGTGCGAGTCAAGGTAGGACGCGGCGGCGGTACACCCCACCTAGACTTGAGCTCGATTGAAGCGGAATCCGGTGGGTCCAGTGTGACGTTTTCCGCTGGAACCAACAATGTAGTCGTGCGGTTTGGCACGGACACGGCCGCGATGACGCCGGGAGCGTATGATGTGACGTTATCTGTGGTAGACAATAGCGAAACTGCCCCGGCGAATGCGATCAAACACGCGGAATATGGCGTATTGGTGCTGCATCCGACCATGGGTGGTGAGGTAGGTGAGGAAGAATCGAGCTCGTCGAGCGATTCATCGTCCAGTTCGTCGAGTGACTCATCGTCCAGTGATTCGTCGTCTAGTTCTTCGAGCGATTCGTCATCCAGTTCCTCGACTATCATCAATCAATTTGATGCACATATCAGCAACCAAATTGACAGTCGCATCACCGGGGAGTATACGGCGGCCCGAAGAAACATCTTTGCGGCAGGAGGCTTTAACCCCACGGGTTCTTCGACGTATAACACAGGTTGCTGGGCGGCTGATTTCGACATGACGGGAATCAGCAACTACAATAATTATGATACTCGGCGTGCAGGGACGTTAATTACTCCCCGTCACGCAATACTAGCTAAGCATTTGGGGCTATTAGTCGGTAAAGTCGTAACATGGATTGCGCAAGACGGCACGGCAGTCACCAGGCAGATCACTGGAGTTGCGGACCATGACTTAAGTGATATCCAGGTGATTGCTTTGGACTCCGATCTGCCGGGCACAATCAAGTGGTATGAAATTCTCCCGGCAAATCATGCTGCTTTCTTTACGGCCGTAGGAAGCCCTCTGGTTGTATTCGATCAAGAAGAAAAAGTGCTGGTATTTGAGTGGAAATCTGTAGATGACGATGTTACCCACCAAGAACCAGCCACATCTCCTCGCAGCCTCTATTACGAAGAACTGGTCCCGGGCGATAGCGGGCACCCGACGTGCTTAGCGCTCAATGGAGAATTGTATGTATTGGCGTGCCACTACACTTCGATTCGTGGACCATTCACCACATATCACGCCGACGCCATAAACACATTGATTGCAACAGCCGATGGGGAGAGTCCTACTGGGTACACTGTCACGATGGCAGATTTGTCGAGCATTTACGAAGCGATTTCATAGGCGGATTATCCTGGTGTTCCAAATTCACGTTTACAAAAATCGCGTGGTGGATTACGACGTCAACCTGTTTGAAGATGACGGCACCACGGAAGTTACGCTTCTATCAGATGATGTTGTGCGGGTGAAGATTGGGCGTGGTGGCGGCACTCCCGATCTGGACATGAGTTCGATTGAGGCTGAACCGGGTGGGTCAAGCGTGACGTTTACGGTTGCCTCCAATGACGTCACGGTGCGGTTCGGTACGGATACGTCTGATTTGGAACCGGGCGCTTATGATGTGGAGTTGGCCGTAGTTGACAATAGCGAAACTGCCCCTGCGGACGCGATTAAGCATGCGGAATACGGGGTAATGGTTTTGCACCCCACCATGGGCGGCGAAGTAGGCGAAGAGGAATCCAGTTCATCAAGCGATTCGTCGTCGTCATCTTAACGGGAGATTCTTGTGATTACATCACGCGCTGAAATCTTGGTGGCCATCGGCAAGGGATCAACGATCTCTGATGCTGATTTGGGCCTGTTGGATTCGGTCCACGCTCGTGCAGAACGTGCCGTCAAGTCGTACATGCAAAACGACCTGGAGTTTGGCACGCATACGGAATATCTGCCTATTGGCCAAGAGCTGCATGGTGACGTATCGCTTGAAGATTACGGCATGGTGGGCGGGCAGGTTGTCCGGGAAGGCCGCTATTCTCGGCTGAGCCGATTGCAACTGAAGCATATCCCCGTGTGGTCCACGAGCCTGGCCGTGTACGAAGACACCGGGGCCTATGCGGGGCAGGCGGACGATGCCTTTGGCAGCAGCACACTGTTGACGGCGGGCACCGACTTCTATCTCGACATGGACGACACGACTTTTAGCCGGTCGGGTGCCTTGATTCGTATTGGTGGCACATGGCCATCGGAACCGCGTACCGTCAAGGCGACGTATTCTGGCGGCTGGACGGCGGCCCAGTTTGATGCAGAGGCGGCTCCCATCAAGGAAGCGGTGATCATCACGGCGGCTCGCGCGTTTTGGGGATGGAAGTCGAATCAATCGAGCAGCGGGGCGGGGCCTGTAACGGCAGAATCGATTGGCAAGTATTCGGTTTCGTATGGTGGCGGATCGGCGGTGGCCGGGTCGGGGCTGGTGGTCAATGTGCCGCAAGAAGCTCAGTTGTTGTTACAACCATTCCGGAACTACGGCCGTTTGTGGGCGTAGGTGGGTGTGAGGTGCATTGTGAGTATTGAGTCTTTATGCAGCCAAGACACGGTCAGCGTTCAGGTCGAGACAGCCGGCACGGGCGCAGAATTCGGCGTTTCCGTCACGCTGGGCACGGCCAGCAGCAAGGATTGCTTGGTGCAAAAGCTGGATTCGGCGGAAGTGCTTGATTACGAATCGCGGGGTCTGCGGGTTACGCATATCTTGTTCTTCTCGACGAATCCGAGCATCGGGCGACAACATCGCGTGACGCTGTCGGATAGTACGAAGTTGGAGGTGACCGGGGCCTATTCCGAAGGGCGACCGGGAACCGACTTGTTGTGGGTGGTGCTGGGCAATTCAGTGACGACACGAGACAGATAGGTGGTGTTAAGTGACAAAACCGCAATTTACACGCAAGTGGCATCGGCGAGTGCAGAAAGACTGGGCTCAATGGCTGTCGCCATTGTCTGGGCAAAAGTTGACTTATTTGGAAATTGGAGTATTCGAGGGTGGTAGTGCTTATTGGATGTTAAGCAATGTCTTGACGCATCCCGATAGTCGGTATATTGGCATTGACGTGTGGGCTCCGACACGACGTTATCCTACTTTGGATGCTATGCGGCGCATTCAGCAGCGTGCACAATCGAATCTGGCTGAATTTGGCAGTCGCGTCAGATTGATCCATGGGGCGTCACAGGATGTTTTGTTGTGGGATGAATGGAAAAACAACAGTGTTGATATTGCATACATTGACGGTGGCCATGATGGTGCTGCCGTGCGGAAAGATTCACAGTTGGTCTGGCCGTTAGTCCATGCAGGCGGATTGGTTGTCTGGGATGACTATCGGTTGCGCCGACGCAATCAAGTAAAGCCGGCAGTCGATGAGTTTTTGTCACAGGCAAATTGTTTCTATGAATTGCTGTGGAAGGGAAGGCAGGTAGGGGTGCGAAAATTGGCTTTACGAAGAAAGGCTGCAATTGATGAGCAAACTATGCACCCTTAGAGACTGGGCCCTTGATCGTACGATCCGGCGGGTTCAAATCGATATGGAACCGTGGGTGGAAGAACAGGCCAACACGGTAGCCGCAGCGATCCGAAAGAACATCAGCCAGCAAGGACCGCCAGCCAGCCTGCCGGGCAATTTCCCCCACAAACGCACCGGACGGCTGCAAGAGAGCATTCAGGTGCAACGGGGTGGCCAACGTGGCGAAATGATCGTCTACAGCGATGCGCCTTATGCACTGGACCTGGAGCTGGGGAACAGGAAAATCGGTTCTGAACGGTCTTATTTTCGCCGCACGTTATTGTCGCTCCGCAGATTGTTCACTCGTGTGCAGATTCACCGATAGGGTTTCGTTATGGCCGCCAGCGTTTCTGATCTACTGACCGCGTTGAAGACTGCATGGGACGCCGAATCGTCGCTGTCGTCATTTGGCGGTCCCTATCGCGATCGTGAGCCGGCCGACGCCAGCCCCAGCTTCCCGTATGTTATTATCCAGACGTTGCCCAGCACGCTGGAAGCGTACACTAGCCGCAAAGAATCTTGGCAAGATCGGCTTGAATTCCGTATCTTTAACTCCAACCCCGAGGCCGCGTCGGCGAATGCCAAAGTAGTGGCGGCCGTGTTCGATTCGCTGCTACCTACGTTGGCCAGTGGCCAAGGGCGAATCTTCCGGGTCCGACGCGAAGGTGAATCGTCCGAAGAGGAAGACAAGGGCGTTTGGCGGCACGTTTTGACGTATTCCTACCTCCGGGCCGTAGATCGGGCGAGTTAGCGGCGAGTCGCAAGTCGTTGCTCAGCAAGGGATTGCGGCTATTTGTGTAGCTGGAACCAACCGATTGATCTTACTGAGTGGTTGCGTGCATTTGAATTCCGATGCTATCATGGGTGGTGGTATCGTTCGGAAGTGGGGTAGGTCAAAGTTATTCTTTCTTCACTATCAAGAATTTGGCAGGGGGTGACGAACCATGACGGGGCTGGAACATTTTTTTGCAGTCTGGCGATGGATCACGTGTGTTGGCGTTGCCGGTTGTGCAGTCTTGTTGTTGATGCTCTGGGTGCTAGGACGACAATATCTCCAGATTCTTCATGATTGCCGCGATCGTTTAGATGAACTCGCCCGCGAGTTGCACGCCAGCAATCGACCTGCATCCTCAAAAAGGGCCCCATCTCCGCCACCATTACGCTAATCCATTGGCAATCCAACTTGACTTTGCCTATCTCGCCACTCTACAATCACAATCTGATGCTGGACGGTAGCTAAACCCCCAGCAACCGGCGTATCACCGAGACGGGAACCCGGCCGTGGCCTTAGCCATGACCGGGTTTTTCTGTTTCTTGGCGAATGCACATTCAAGTTTGTCTCTGCGCAGTGGGGCTCACGGCGGCTGGACCAACAGCGGCTTCCTGCGCGGAGAATCAACAAATGGCAGCCCCCATTTCTGGGCAGTACGGCACGTTCAAAATTGCCGCGTCCGAAATCATCGAAGTCTATTTCTGGTCGTTGTCTCGCAAGGCAGCGGTCCATGCCCGAGCCACAAATCAAAGTTCCGGGTACAAGGAAACTGTTGCTGGTACCAAGAGTGGTTCCGGCACAGTTCGTGGCAATTTTGATCCGGAAGACGATGTGCGAAATCACATGGACGTCGGCGATACCGTCACGGCTACGTTCTACATCACTGCTACGCAATACATCGAGTCGTCGGTCACCATCGAATCACTGGATGTCGAGGAAGACATCGACGAAGGCGGGCCTGTGGGTTGGGAAGCCAGCTTCCAAACCAACGGACAATGGACCGGTGACGGCGCACTGCAAACGTAGCCTGGCCTGTAGCGTCGAATCATTCACAACTCCACTCGCACCCTAGGGGCACATGATGAGTGATATTTCCGGCATTTCGGGGCCGGCCGCAGGCCAGGCCGAGATTACATTGGACGGCCAGACCTATTTGATCGGGCCGATCACACTCCGCGATTTTGCGACGGTTGAAAAGCATTTGGTGCGGCAGAAACGCAAGCAGCGCCAGCAAATGACGCTGGATTTGCGGGATGACATGCCGCCAGATTTGTGGCAAAAGGAGTGGGAGGTCGCCAGACGAGAAGCGGCGGCAATCACGCGAGTTGATCCGGAGGAGGTGGCAGGGACGCCACCGAAATTCGATGACGACGGCAATATGATTGACCCAGGTAACATCGGCTGGATTGATACAGTCGAGGGCATGGGTTATACGCTCTGGTTGATGTTTGAACGGTCGAATCCCGGCAAGTTCACGCTTGAGGAATTGATCGACAAACTGAACCAAATGGACGACAGTATCCTTGATGACATCAAGGAATCACGCGATCAGGCAGGAACGTTAGACCAAATCCCGCAAGCGGTAAAAAACTCGGAAAGCTCGGCGGCCACGGAACCGGCGGCCGAGCCCAAGAACGACTCCGATGGAACTGGGACTATCTCTTCTGGCGATTGACGTTGCCGGGAATGGCGGGCGGTCGGGGCATGAGCCCCAACGACGTCAAAGACTTGACCATTTATGAGGTGCTGTTGTATGCGGCGGATGAACGGGCCGTCAAGGGCACGCAGAAGCGGCCAGCTGATGCGGTCCCTTACGAAAAGAAACCGCCGAAGAAGTGGCTCGATCCCCTGCAACGGGAACGCGAACTGTACGAACGACATTTTGGCCAACCCGCTCCATTTTGATTGATTAGCCATGCCCGGTCCATCCAAGCTCGCTACGGCTTATTTAAGCGTTCGCCTGGAAACGAAACGATTACGTCGAGAAATCAACCAAGTTCGGCACGTATTTACAAACCAAATGGTTGCTGTAGCGGGGAAAGCTGCTCGGCTCATGGGGCAGAGATTCGTCCGAACGCTTGTTGTTACCCTAAAGTCTGGGTTTTCTATTGTCCGCGCGGTTGTGACGGGCGGGATGAGTGCTCTTGTTTCGATTGTCAAGTGGGGCATGCTGGGGATGGCTGCCATCTTGGCAGGCGGAATTTTCGGCAGCCTGAAGTTGGCCAGCGCGGCAGAGGAGATCGAAAACAAGTATCGCGTTGTTTTCAAGGGGTTGAACAAGGAAGCGGATCAGATCGTCCGAAATTTTCGCCGGCGATTTGGACTAGCGACATCTGATTTGCGGCGATGGATGGCTGGGTTTCAAGACACATTCGTGCCTCTAGGATTCGCCCGCGACAAGGCTATGGCTTTGTCGAAAACGCTTACTGAATTGAGTATCGACTTGGCGTCTTTCCATGACGACGATCCAGCCATTGCCATGCGGCGGATGACGTCTGCCTTGGTTGGCAACCATGAAGCGGTGCGTGCTTACGGAATTGTCTTGAGTGAATCGACGCTCAACGCCAAGCTCTTGGAGCAGGGCATCAAGGGCGGCACTCGCGAAGCTACGGCGCAGCAAAAGGTGATGGCTCGGCTGGGCGTGATCTTGGATGGCACCAAAGACGCCCAGGGCGATATGGAGCGATCGGCAACTAGTTTTGCCAACACGATGCGTCGGATGGGGGCGAACTTCCGACAATTGTTCGAGAACATCGGGAAAATTTTGTTGCCAATCTCCACGGGAATCAGCAATATCATAGGAGCATTTGCGGAATTAGGAGCGAGAGTCGTCAACAATCAATTGCCCAAGTTTAAGGGCATGCTAGAAGGCGTGAAGGAGATGTTGGATGCAATCGCCACGGCAATTCGCAGCATTGATTTAGCAAGATGGATAAAGCAAGGACAAAAAATATTGGGAGTGGTAGGAAACATAATTCAGTCTTTGTTGTCCGCAGTCTGGCGAGCGATGAGCACGTTTTTGGAACGATTGGGTGAACATCTTGGCTATACAATTGCATCGGCCATCTACGAGGCCACGCCAAGTTGGATGCCCGGTAAATCTAAGCCAAAAGAAATTAGCCATGACACTACAGTACGGGAAGCAGTCAAGGATGCTTTTTTAGGAAAATACGGCACATGGGAATGGGGCGGTTTCGGTCCAGATGGCGGCCCTCGTCGGGGAAAACCGGGGCCAGATGGCTTTAGGTTTATGGATGAAATGACCCAGCATAAGCAGGCTCTAAAAGACGCCACTACTGTCAAATGGAAGGATATGACGTGGAAGGAACGGATGCGATTGATTCAGGCTAACGTTCAAGATAAATGGAGCGCCGCGCAACAAAAAATAGGTCAAGGACGAGCTGCATGGAATCGCATGCAAACTGCTCACGCAAAGTTAATGGCTGGTGGCGATCCACTGTTAAGCCAACTCTTTAAGCCGCTTCGCAATTTTTTAGACCCTGAGCAGCAAACAAAACGCGCGGAAACTGCCAAAGAAACACGGGAAAGTGGCTGGGGCTGGCGTGCCGGCAAGTGGCTCCATGGGGCCTTAGGCCAAGGATTGATGGCTGGGCGTGGAGCTTGGGGCGACGCACAATTTGCGGCAGGTGGCGGGGTACTCGGGGCGTTGGCCGGTCGTGCCGGTGGTCCACTGGGACAAATGCTTGGTGGACTGGCTGGGGCTGGTTCGGGCGACCGCCACCGTTCCTCGTTCATGGGCCTGGCCGGCTACGGAGATGCCATGCAGCTTGCATTGCTGAACCAGAACGATCCGCAAAAGCAAATGGCCCGCGACATGAAAAACCTGGCGGGCGGCGTCGGCGGATTCTTTGCTACCATGGGCAACCTCTTGGGGCAACAAACCGCCAGACTGGGTGAAATCATCAATCGCGCAACACCATAAATCATGGCAGTTACATTTTACGAAGATGTTGGTTCTCCGCAGTTTTCCGCAACTGCCAAGGAATTACGCGCTGTCCGGACGGGAGAAATTGCATGGGCCAATATCGACGCATTCTATCAAGAGTTGTTTCCGCCTCTCGGATTGCCCGCACTATGTCCCGGGTCGTCGTATTTGCGGGCCGAAGCAGTGGATTTTGCCCCACTGTTCAAGGAAGCTGAAGTCACCAGCACGACCGCTGGAGTCGTGGCGACACCGATCAATAATTACGCCACAGCCCACGTCACGATTCGCTACAAGAATTATGTGTGGCAGCTAGACGCGGCTGATCACCCTATCACGCGACGCTGGAGCGTAGGTGGTCAACTCTTGACTATCCCGAATATCGGGCTGGTCTGGGCGGATGTGAGCCCGGTAGTACCGATCAAAAATCCTGAAATGCGGGGCGGGATATTTGTCGGCACTATCAACCACGAGGTTACCGTCAAGGGGCTAGCCACCATTCCCGTTACGGCCATCCGATCATTGATTGGAAAAGTCAATGATGCGACATTCGAGGGGGCAGCGGCCGAATGCCTGCTATTTATGGGAGCTGACATTGCCGAACGGTACGCCTCGGACGGCTCTTTGGTTTATGACGCCGTGTTTCGGTTCCAAGAGCGGAATGTCGACGGCGATACAACGGTGACCTGGAATCACATGTACGACCCTGAGGTAAATGCCGGGGCCGCTAAGAAAAAGTGGCGTCGCGTACAGCGAGACAGTGGCCATGACATGTACATCAAAGGCACGTTTACGGACCTGTTTCTAATTTCGTAAGCCGGGGACATTTTGTGGCAGAAGACGGCTATGCAAATCAGCGGCCAGATCGCGACCCACACCTAGTACCGTGGGAGCCGGGTGATCCGTTGTCGGCTGCGCATCTCCAGTCGATGAATCGCAAGATCGATGAAGTGGCTCGTCCGCTGCTCCACATCCCTGCTACGACTGCATCTCAGGCGATCAAAATCATCGAGCTAGATGAGGTAATCGGCCCAGAGGAATCTTCAGAATTCCTCAACCGTGACGGTACGGCCTTGAATTATTCGGAAGCTGATGGCGAATTCCAGTCGGCTGAAGAAGTTGACAACCTCGTGGACGCATTTGGATTGCCGTATGATCATGGTGAACGAGTGGCGTGCTTCACCCACAACGGAAAATACGTTCCCGTCTCGACCCGGCACATCCGGCATGCAATCACGTGTCGCGATGATTCTGATGATTACCCCAAGGCCGGCGATGAACCAAACGTCTACCCGATCAAGTTTGTGCGGCTGGAATATACCAATGCAGCCGGCCGGCAAAACTATACGATCGAATATCTGCAATCTGACGAATCGGCTGGCGGTTCTCCAGCAAACGAAGGCCCCGAAGCGTTTGTCTGTAATCTGTACGATGAATGGGACCAAAACTGCGAGACCTGCACCGACATTCCATATATTCCAGAAGGCACGGTGATTTGGGTTTATGCAGCCCTCGGGGAAGACGACGAGTATCAGTGGTTTACCTACGTTTGTTGCACTTTCACGGAAAGTAGCGGCACATCGAGTACGTCGTCTCAAAGCGGAACGTCTAGCTCGTCTACTAGCAGTACATCAAGTACATCATCTACCAGCAGCACGTCATCCACTAGCAGCACGTCATCTACCAGCAGTACGTCTAGTACCAGCAGTACGTCCAGTACGAGCAGCACATCGTCGACCAGCAGTACGTCTAGTACCAGCAGTACGTCCAGTACGAGCAGCACATCGTCTACCAGCAGCACGTCATCTACCAGCAGTACGTCTAGTACCAGCAGCACATCGTCTACCAGCAGTACGTCTAGTACCAGCAGTACGTCCAGTACGAGCAGCACATCGTCTACCAGCAGTACGTCTAGTACCAGCAGTACGTCCAGTACGAGCAGCACATCGTCGACCAGCAGTACGTCATCTACCAGCAGTACGTCCAGTACGAGCAGCACATCGTCGACCAGCAGTACGTCTAGTACCAGCAGTACGTCCAGTACGAGCAGCACATCGTCTACCAGCAGTACGTCATCTACCAGCAGTACGTCCAGTACGAGCAGCACATCGTCGACCAGCAGTACGTCTAGTACCAGCAGTACGTCTAGTACCAGCAGTACGTCCAGTACCTTAGACAGCTCTACTAGTTCTACTACTGGCGACGACGGAGGCACAATAGAAGTCGTAACAGATGTTGCTTGCGACTTAGAAACTAACGAAATCGTCATTTGCACCACAACGCTTACTTTTGATTCCGCAGGGCATTTTACGGGAGCGAGCGCGGAAGATTGCGGATAAACTTCAATGGGGAAGACTTTAACTGGGTGTTGCTGCGGAGGAACATGCACCTCTCCGAATGATGGCTGTTCGTATATTTGCACATCTGGTACCTGGGTCTGGGATACGCCGGATGGCTGTGAACCGGGCGATGACCCAACGACTTGTGGCGATCCGCCCGACTGTGCAAAAGGCCCTGGTTGCAACACGACCTGTCGCTGTCTTGAGCCCACCACTCCGTGTACGCCAGAATTAGAAGGGCAGGTTGGCGAAGGGCCTGGCTGTGAGTGTGTTCCGGCAGCTTCGGGGCCCCGCCGCAAACCGCCACTTCGCAGTCCGTCACGAAAAGAAGCGGCCATGCGTCCTAGCCAAAGGGTGCAGCGGTGGCGCCGATTTGGCCGGCCTACTCGCACCGCTGATGAAGCGGCCGAACTGTATAATACATATTGCGCAAACCCCGATGATCCGTGTGAGCATCTCACAATCGTCGGAGGCTGTAGCCGATGCGGCTGTAAGGGCAGACGGAGCAAGCAATCTGTCATAAATCGTCTATTGTGGGCGACGGAGGGCTGCCCAGCCGACCCCCCACGGTTTCCGGCGAAAGTAAGCGACAAGCCGCCGCACCATCGCCGCCGGCGCAGCTCTCGCCGGAAAAGACGCTAGAACCAGGCAGAACACGCCCGAGTCGGCGCTCGCGTTGCTGGCCGTGAAAATAATCTTCATTTTGTCCATATTCGTCTTGCATCTGCTTTTCGTGAATCGCTAAATTTCACATGTTGGGCAAGAGGGGCTGAATTCGCGTTGATACGGCCGTATCGAAACATCACGATCGTGATCCCTGCCCACGAGCAGTCCAAACGGCTGCCGGGTAAGGTTTTGCTGGACAAAACCGGCAAAACGCTCTTGCAGCACACCTACGAAGCGGCCAGACAGTCGAAATTGGCCACTCGGGTGCTGATTGCGGCCGGAAGTGATGCGGTGGCGATAGCAGCCATGGAGTTCCGTGCGCCCCATGTTTTGGTGGCAGGCGACTATCCGAATGGCACGCGGCGAGTGATAGCAGCCGTGGCCAAGTTGCTTCATCCGCCAGACATCGTTGTTAATCTCCAGGCTGATGAGCCAGAGATCACCGGCGAAGCCCTTGATGCCTTGATTCGGCGAGCCATGATGCTCCCCCGGCTGGGTATTGCCACGCTGGTGTGTCCGTTGGCGGCGGGTGTTTACGATGAGCCAGACACCGTTAAAGTCGCCGTGGGATCGACTGACTGGGCAATGTATTTCTCTCGGGCCCCGATTGCGGGTGCCATGCAACATGTCGGGGCCTATGTCTTTCGGCCGGACGCACTCAAAGCGATCCGTCGCATGTCCGATTCTCGTTTGGCGCAGGCGGAAGACCTAGAGCAATTACAATGGCTTGACCACGGGCTCCAAATTGCCGTTGAAAGGATTGACGATTGCCTTCGGAGCATCAACATCCTTCGCGATTACGAGCGATTTTGTAGCAAAGCACAGTAGGTGACGACAGGTGCCTGAAGCAACTGCACAACCTGAGTTGACGCGTCAGCAGCAACGGGAACAACGCCGTCAGCGTCGCAGAAAACGGCAACAGCGGCGAGAAGCAAGGGCCCGACAACGTAGCGGAGACCAGTTCCCGCCTGCCACAAAATGGTTGACAAACACACCATTCGTGGACGTCGACAAGCGCCCGTTGCACCTGCACAATTTGTACCGTGGTGCGGCCGTCTTTGTTGTCCTTTCGGGGCTTTCGCTACTCCAGTTAGACCTCGACCGACTTGATCGGCGGGGGATCGCTAGCATCGGCGTCAATCAATCACCGTCGATGTGGCGAACCAATTTTTGGACCTATGTGGACCGGGCCCGCAAGTTCCATGATGGGATTTGGAAAGACCCGGGCGTTTTGAAGATTATTCCGTCTCGGCATTTCGGCAAACCGCTGCAAACCAAGGTAGATGGAAAATTCCTGGAGCTTACCGATCAATCAGGGGCGGCCATTAAGGCCAAGGATATGCCCGGCGTCATCGGATATGACCGCAACGCCTTTTTCGACCCCGACAAATGGCTGTCGGAGCCGTCTATCAACTGGGGCAACTCCAAGCGATCCGCCCTGCGTAACAAGCAGCCACGGTGCCTGAACGTCATGTTTGCCGTGACGAAAATCGCCTACTCCCTGGGCTTCCGGCGGCTCTATTTGCTTGGCTGTGATTTCTTCATGGATGATCACCAGCCCTACGCATTCGCACAAACCAAGAGCGCGGCGGGAGTGAAAAGCAACAACAATTGCTACCGCATTATGAACGATATGTTTGGCATGCTCAAGCCGTCATTCGACGCGGCTGGGTTCCAGATATTCAACTGCAATGCCGAAAGCGGATTTGCAGTCTTTCCCCACGTCAGTTTTGACGACGCCGTGGCTGATGCAACTAATGCCATGCCGCCAGAGCCGTGGGATACGAACGATTGGTACGTCCCCTAATCACGGAGTAAACCCGATATGCCAACAGGCGATCAAGAACCCGTCAACGTCAATCCGCAGCTATTGGGCGGTTTGCCAATGGGAGCCATCAAGGGCGTCCGTAAGCCGCAACACGTGGAACTGGCACAAGCCGGCCTGCCCCGAGACCTTGTGGATGCACTCAAGGAAGCGGCCAAGAACGAGCACGGCTATATGGTGGCCGTGTGGGCGTTAGACGCTCCGCCGAGTGCCGACCCGCCGCAGTTTCGCGTCATGCGTAGCTGGGCAGGGAATGTCAGCGGACTGTTTCTGAAGTTCGCGGGCCTCTTACTGCAAGACATCATCAAGGCGGAAGTGATGGGTGCTACCGACGCTTTGCCTTTGGACGATACCCCAACCCCGACGCAAGAACCTACACCCAATGAGCAATCATAACGACGGCCATCGACTCATGGACGTTCAGCGGCGGCAGCGGCAACGCAAGACTGCCGCACGGGCCGTGCCACCACGGGGCGCGAAGCAATACTGCAAGAGGTGTGGCGACAATCTCCGCATGAAACGGATCACGGTATATCCGGTGGGAGACGAAGAATCAACACTGCATTGTATCCAATGCGGTTGTCCACTCGATCCGGGTGGCGATCACAAAAACGATCCCGCCAGGCTGGAGCATTTGCGAATGTTGATGCAACGGCAGGCGACGTTACGGCAAGCCAGCACGGGAGCAGCGTGATGATGCAAAAGCTGTGGGGAACCAGCCGGACGTTATTGATTGATGACCGCATTGAAGTGGTCCGGATTCATGTCAACAAAGGCGGGTTTTCATCGCGGCACCACCACAAAAACAAGTGGAATGGATTCCTTGTTCATGCAGGCAAGTTGTTGGTGATGCAATGGCCTCCGTGCAGTTCAATGTCGATAGATGCCAATCTCGAATCAGGCAATGATATATATCTCGTAAGGCCCGGTATACATCACAAATTTCGCGCCTTAACGGACGTGATTGCAACTGAAGTATATTTCCTGGCAGGGGATCATGTACCCGATCCAGCCGACATTGTGCGGCATGATGAAGGAGGGGTGGACGGCACACCATGACCCCCACCTGCACCACCATTGTCGCCCTGGACGATGACCACCTGCCGGAATTGGCGGCGGTATGGCCGACGTGGGTGAAATTCCGGCCGGAAATCTTGCAGCAACCCTTGCTGCTGATGTGCGATGAGTACACTGCTCCCGGTAATTTATGGTGGACGCAGATCGCCGACTGGTGGCGAGAACAATTGCAGTTTGTATGGCAAGATCACCCAAAAGCACGGATTGCGTTTTGGGGTCAGCCTCACGTCACACCCGATGGCCTACCGCAACGCGAACGAGCGTTGACGGCGCTGGTCTTTGGAACAGCCCATGTCCGCACCCCATGGTACCTCAAGCTCGACACGGACGTTGTCGCCACCAGCCCCGGCAAATGGATTGATGATTCGTGGTTTGCCGGCAATCCTGTTTTCGTAACGTCACCATGGGGCTATACGAAACCGGCCAACGCAATCCAGGCACTTGACGACTGGGGCGATACCACGCCGGGCGTGCGAGAACACCCACGATTGAATTTGCCATTCGATCCCGCATCCCGGCTGGTTCGCCACAAACGGATCATCAGCTACGTGTTCTTCGGTCGCACCGACTGGACGCAGAAGATGGCTAGTTTAGCGGGTGACCGGCTGCCGGTGCCGAGCCAAGACACTTTCTTGTGGTATTGTGCCAAGCGGCGGGGCGACATGTACCGCACCCGGAATATGAAGACGTTCGGTTGGCGGCACATCAACGGATTGCAGCGATTGCGGGAAGCGGCAGATCGGGCATTAAGCGGAGCATAATCGCAATGAATCGACGTGGATTTATGACGGCACTTACCGGGTTGATGGCAACAGCCGTGGCTAACGGGATTGCTGATGATGATGTGTTGGATTGGACTGAAGAAGTTGTTGATGAATGGGATGAAAGATCGTCATCGTCATCGTCATCGACTTCGGAAAGTTGCTCTCATCCATTTATTACCGGTTTTGATTCAAAGTGCCGGATTTGTCAGAAAAAAAAGAAATATCTACTTTTCTATCAACAATTTGATACTTGAATGACGCCACGCAAAACACTTAATGTGGGCGCCACGGATACGTTGATCACGATCTTGCGTGATCAGATCGGTCATGTGACGATTGGTGCGGAAGTCGGGGTGCATCGCGGTAACACGTCACGGCAACTGCTGCTGGCATTTCCGGCGTTGCATTTGTATATGGTGGATGCGTGGCTGAGCTATCCTAAATCGCATCCATATTTCCAAAGTGGCGATTGTTGCAGTCGTTTTTCGGTAGGGGAGCAAGAAGATAATTACATAGCGGCAGCGGTCGCCACACCATTTGAGCGACGAACTATTATTCGCCATCCATCAGTGGACGCAGCTCGCGCCGTCTGGCGAGAAAATGCCGGAACACTTGATTTTGCATTCATCGACGACGACCATACTCTAGCCGGCGTCCGGGCTAGCATCAAGGCATGGTGGCCGCTGGTTGCCGAAGACGGAATCTTGTGCGGTCACGACTACGGC